GGTATCATTATCATCACTTACACTCCTTTGGTTCAGTCAAAAGGCAACTTCTTTTTAATGTTTTAGGAGCCAATCATGGCGCAAAGCGGATACACACCCATACTGATTTACGCAAGTGGCACAGCCTCAAATGTGCCAAGTGCGTCCAATCTGACCAACAGCACCTTAGGCTCTGAACTGGCTTTGAACTATGCCGATGGCAAGCTGTACTACAAAGACAACAGCGGCGTTGTCCAAGTTATGGCTTCCAAAGCTACGGCTGCGGGTACTTTTACATCCATTTCCGACTCAGGCAACCTCGCTTTCACAGGTACCGGCAACCGCATCACTGGTGACTTTACCAATGCAACTGTTGCAAATCGTGTGATGTTTCAGACCAGTACGTCAAACAGCGCAACTGTAATTGGAGTTATCCCAAGCGGAACTGGGACAGCGTCTTATCTTGCATTGTGGGGTAATGCATCTGCAACCAATACCAACGTCACGCAACTAGGTTCAGATGGTTCTATTGCGTCGGGTCAAGTCGGTTCTGGCACATACCTACCGATGACCTTCTACACAGGAGGCGCAGAACGGATGCGGCTGGACACCAGTGGTCGATTAGGAATTGGTACATCTACGCCAAGCACAAACGCCATACTCACAACCAATGGAAGTATTTCAGTAGCTATACCAACACGCAATGCGGTATCCTCAAATCAGATTGGTGTTTGGACATCCGATGACCCATCGGACAATGCTCGTTCTTCAATTACATTTGCCACAACTGCTGGAGCATCTTCTTCAAATAGTTACATTGCTTTCAGTACAAACAATTACGGCGTATCTGGTGGCGAACGGATGCGTATTGACTCCGACGGGCTTGTAGGTATTGGAATGTTAGGTGCATCCACCGTACGCTTATCAGTAGCTGCTAGTTCAGCTTTTATTATGGTGGGGCGGGATTCAACTGGCGTAACCGATCAATTTCGTATTGCCGCAAACGGAAATGTTACAAATACAAATAACAGTTATGCGGCTATTTCTGACATAAAAATCAAAGAAAATGTTGTTGATGCAACACCAAAACTTTCCAGTTTAATGAAGGTAAGGATTGTTAATTACAATCTTAAATCTAATTTGGGTTATGAGCAAAATAAACAAATTGGTGTTATTGCACAAGAACTTGAGCAAATTTTCCCCAGTTTGGTTGAAGAAACTGCTGATCTTGACGTAGACGGTACTGACTTAAAAACATCAACAAAGTCGGTGAAATACAGCGTATTTGTGCCAATTCTTATTAAAGCAATTCAAGAACAACAAGCCCTTATCCAAGACCTCACAACTCGCTTGGCAGCGCTTGAAGCCAAATAACCCAAAGGAAATACCATGACCACCTTTAACTGGACTATCTCTCAAATGGATCGACTGACCGCTGACGGCTTTGTTGTCACCGTGCATTACAACGTCACCGCTACCGACGACACTTACAGCGCCAGCACCTACGGCACTGTTGGCTACACTCAAGAGCAGGGCGAGTCTTACATCCCCTACGCTGACCTGACGGAAGCCACTGTCGTTGGCTGGGTGCAAACCTCGCTGGGTAAAGACACCGTAGAAGCTAACTTACAAAGCCAGATTGACGCACAAAAAGCTCCTGTGAAAGCCTCTGGTTTGCCTTGGTAATGTTCAAATGATTGACCCGATCACCGCCTTTGCTACAGCCCAAGCGGCCATCAAGGGAGTCCAAGCCGCAATCAAGATGGGCAAGGACATCGGAGCTATTTCCGGTGATCTGATGAAGTTTTTTGAGGCTAAAGATGTTGTTGCCAAAGCCGCATCTGAACCCAAGAAGGGGTTTGGTAAGTCGGATACGGCGCAGGCGTTTGAGACGGTGCTGCATGCCAAGCAGTTGCAGGACGCAGAGAACGAACTCAAGCAACACTTAATCTGGTCTGGACAAGCTGACGTATGGCAGGCTATCCTGATGGAACGTAACAAGATCGTGCAGAAACGTAAAGCAGAGGAAGTAGCTATGGAAAAAGCAAAAGCCAAGCGCAAGCAGGAAATTAGTGAAGCCATTGAAATGGTGCTGGCAATAGCTGCCGGGGCATTGCTTATCACCCTGCTGGCTTGGGGAACGATGGAATACATTGACTTCATGAGGAAATAAAATGGATGAACTACTTGGAATTCTTAAAGGCATTGCTCCTGCTGTTGCAACTGCTGTCGGTGGGCCTCTTGGTGGTCTTGCTGTTACCGCTATTGCCAATAAGTTTGGTGTGGCTGATGACGTTCAAGCCGTGGCAAAAGCCATTGCAGGAGACCCAGAAGCGGCGTCCAAACTGGCTGAACTAGACCTCAAGCAGTTTGAGTTGGAGAACGCTGACCGAGACTCGGCTCGTCATATGCAAGAGACTGCTCTGAACCAAGACGACAAGTTTGCTAAGCACTTTATTTACTGGTTTGCATGGTTCTGGAGCGTAGGCTCGATGATATATTTCTTTGCCATCACATTTGGCCAAGTGCCTGCCAGCGGTAAAGACTTTGGCAACATTATTCTTGGCTTTTTGCTCGGCACTGCAGTGGCTACCATTATTTCTTTCTTTTACGGCTCCAGCAAATCCAGTAAAGACAAAACTGACACCATGACCAAGGAAATTTTGAAATGACACAGTTGACCGAACACTTCACGCTCAAAGAGCTGACCCATACCGACCACCGCCAGTTTGACAACACGCCTAATGATGCAGAACGCGCAAATCTTCAACGACTGGCTGAGTTTTTGGAGCTGGTCAAGGCGGCGCTTGGAGGTAAACCCATCATGGTCAACTCCGCCTTCCGATCTAAGCAGGTCAACGACGCCGTTGGTTCCAAGGACACCTCTCAGCACCGCGTGGGGTGCGCTGCTGACCTGAAGATTCCCGGCATGACCCCTGATGAGGTGGTTCGTGCCATCATCTCTGCCAAGTTGCCGTTTGACCAAATCATCAGGGAATTCGACGCCTGGACGCACATCAGCGTACCCAACACCACCAGCTTGGCACCCCGCAAGCAGGCTCTTATCATTGATAAAACCGGCACAAGACTTTTCACATGAGTATAAAATGGATACACAAGCATTATTTAACATTGCTGTAGGTCTTATAGCATTTTTTGGTGGATGGACCATCAACAGTATTACACGATCTTTGGAGCGTTTAGATACTGATTTTCGTAGTATGCAACGTGAGTATGTCACTAAAAATGACTACCACCGTGATATTGACGAAATAAAATCTATTTGCAAGCAAATCTTTGACAAACTTGATGCCAAGGCCGACAAATGACTACACCTGCAGCAGTTTTAACATACGACTCACTTACAAGTTTGGTGCAACAATACTTGGAGCGTAAAGATGCTGCAGTTATAGCGTTTATACCTACTGCCATTATGCTGGCAGAGTTTGAAATTGCAGAAAACATTAAAACATTGGGGCAGATGCTGGTTGCAAATAGCACCATGACTGCGGGTAGCCCAATTATTCAAAAGCCTGCGCGTTGGCGCAAAACTGTGTCAATGACTTTGACTACGGCTGCAGGCGGCACGCAGCCAATTTTGCTTAGAAAACTTGAGTACTTAAAACAATATTGGCCTAGTGTGTCTACTACTGACACGCCATTGTTTTACGCAGACTACGACTTTGATAACTGGTATGTGGCACCAACGCCAAGCAGCAATTTTGCATTTCAAACTTTGTGCTATACGAGGTTACAGCCGTTGGCCTCTGATAACCAGACAAATTGGCTTACACAAAATGCGCCTAACGTATTGCTGTTTGGCACTCTTAAACAAACAGCGCCGTTCTTAAAAGATGACGCACGACTTGCTGTGTGGTCGCAGTTGTTCGATACTGGACTTGCAGCATTGAAGCAAGAAGACCAATTACGTATTGGTGATCGTCAAACTGTTGCACAGGATTCTTAATCATGACAACGTACACTTCGCCGTTTTCCGGCCAGCAAATTTATCCAACAGCAGTAAGCTATGAAGCATTGTCAATTAGCTCAAATACTGTACTTCAATGGCCTGTAAATGGTAACACCAACACTCCTGTAAGTAGCATCATTGATGTGACAGCTACAACAACAGGTCTGTTGCTGGAAATGCCGCCGGCATATCAAGTCTCTACGGGTCAATCAGTGCTGGTTCGAAATGTTGGCTCTAATACGTTTACTGTCACCGATAATTCTGGCAACACAATCATTGCAATTACTTCAGGCGTATCGCAGTACATTTTTGTAACTGACAATACTACAGTAAATGGCAGTTGGTCTTCAATCCCGTTTGGCGCAGGAACATCATCTGCAAATGCTGCTTCATTGGCCGGGTACGGTCTTTTAGCATCTAGTTTAACGCTAAATCAAATCTACCCTGTTCTAACTTATAGTGCAAGCACTACTCTTACTTCTGCCAATAGTGCAGACTTAAGTGTATGGACAGGTGGCGCAGGCGCACTAACGCTTCCTTTGGCTGCATCCGTAAGCTCAGGTTGGTTTATTACTATCAAAAACAACGGAACTGGAATTCTTACGATTACGCCGTCTAGTTCTGATACGATTGACGGAAATTCTAGTCAACAACTACAGCTTACTGAGTCAATCAGCTTAGTGTCAGGGGGCGGCACAAGCTGGAGTAGCTTTGGGCTTGGCAGGTCTAATAGTTTTGCGTACACGCTATTGTCTTTGCCTGTTACAGGTGGCACAACTACGCTAACATCAGCGCAAGCCGCAAACACAATTCAAACATATACGGGCACACTAACAAGCCCACAAATTGTCATTGTGCCGCCTACTGTTCAGCTTTATACAGTCACTAACAATACTTCAGGCGCAACATTTACGTTTAAGACAACTTCAGGCACAGGTGTTCAAATACCGTCTTCTTCTTCGATGGTATTATCATGCACAGGTACTGAAGTATATAACGCTGCATCAGGCGCATCAAATACTTTTACTTCAGCTATTTCTGTTATTAGTGGTTCTGCATCAACGCCTTCCGTTTATTTTGGTGCTGAAAGTAATACAGGCTTTTATCGTCCTACTACAGGCCAATGGGCAATATCTATTCTTGGGTCGCAAGCTGGGGTGTTTAGCGCAAATGGCTTAACAGTGCCTAATGGAATTGGCGGAGGCGCTTTTTAATGACAGCTGACGTTATTTCGCTAACAATACCTCCTGGTATTCAGCGGGATGGTACTGTTTTTGACTCGCCTATGTACGTAGATGGAGTATGGGTTCGATTTCAGCGTAAGCGCCCTCGTAAAATAGGTGGCTACAATGCAATGTTCTTGAATGCCGCTGAAATTAGTCGCGGCATGGTAATGCAGTCAACGCAAGGCTTGAACTACGTGTATTCAGGCTCTGCTAGTTACATTCAGCAGTGGTCTACATCTAATACGGATGGCGTAGGCTCGGGCCCAACTAATGTATTGACGTCATCAACGGCTGACTTTACTGCAAGTGCAAACAACTTATGGCAGTTTGATGTAGGTAATAATCTTGGTTCAGGCATTCAAGTAGTTGCTCACCCAGGTCAAAACCTTGCAGCAATTGATAGCACAGTAAATACGCCTGTTTTGTCAGGCGCATTTCCAGGTGGCGCACTAACAAAAGTTGGCGTATTTACTGCGACAGGCACAATTAGTGGCACAGGCAGTGTTACATTTACTATCTCATCTGCTAACTACTTAATTGATGTAGGCCAAACAGTTACAGGTGGCGGTATTGCAACAACTGCAACAGTTACGTCATCTGTTGTCAATGGCTCAGTCACTGTAGTTACATTATCAGCAGGCGGCACTGCAGGCACGCAAACACTTACATTTGACAATAACATTTCAGTGTCGGGCGGCGCTGTGATGCTGTACCCATATCTTTTTGTGTATGGCAACAATGGCTACGTGCAAAACTCTTCAGCAGGTGACTTCACTAATTGGGTTGCGCCCGATGCCAACATTGTCAATATTTCGGCTACAAAAGTAGTGAAGGGTATGGCGCTTCGCGGCGGTACTGCGTCACCATCCGGTTTATTTTGGTCGCTTGACCAGTTAACGCGTATTAGCTACGCGCCTACGCCCATCGGTAGCTCCACACAATATTGGCGTGCAGACATTATCTCAACGCAAACGTCAATCTTGTCATCGCAATGCGCCATTGAGTATGATGGCTTGATCTTCTGGATTGCTGTTGATCGCTTTATGGTTTACAACGGCGTTGCACAAGAGTTACCTAATGGTACCAACCTCAACTTTTTCTTCGACAATCTAAACTACGCACAGCGCCAAAAAGTTTGGGCAGCCAAGGTTCCACGTTGGGGAGAGATCTGGTGGTTTTACCCCCATGGCACAGCCACTGAGTGCAACAACGCCATCATCTATAATGTTCGCGAACAGGTCTGGTATGATGCAGGGTTTGCTACAGGCGCGCAACGCTCAGCAGGTGTGTTTTCAGAAGTGTTTAGATACCCAGTATGGGCTGACAATGCCGCAAATAGCAATAGCAAATATACGTTATGGCAGCACGAGTTTGGAAAGAATCGTCAATACCTAACTGCCGTTACTGCCATTCAAAGTTATTATGAAACAAATTGCATTGGGTGGGTAACTGGCGGACCTGGGCAAAACGCTGTGCAAGGGGCCAATCGTTGGATGCGTTTAGAACGCATAGAGCCTGATTTTGTGCAAGTTGGCGATATGAGTGTGACTGTTATTGGCGCAGGTTATGCAGACGAGCCAGATTCTTACTCTGATCCGTATATTTTTAGCCCGTCAACATATAAAATAGACATGCGTGAGCAAAAACGTGAGATGCGTTTGCGCTTCGAATCTAACACTTTTAATGGCGACTATGAAACAGGCAAAGTGCTGCTTAGCGTCAGTGTGGGTGATGAACGTAGTACAGGCAACCCATGATAGTTTACGATCCGCGAGGCATGTCATGGGACCAATGGTGCGCGCTTATGATTGAGCTTTTTGCTGCGCAGCAGTTAAGCAAGTACCCAGAAGAGCAATGGCAAGACTGGGCGCAGTCATTGCAAGGCATTGGCTATTTCAACAATTCAGCAGTGCCTGATGCACGTGGCTACTCAGACTGGCAAAGCTGGGCAAGTGCATTGACTGGCATTATGTCAATAAGGGGCTAGATATGCCAAGAGATAGTAGTGATGATATAACTGCAAGCACACCTGGTGCAGTGCTTGATCCCGGCAATTCGAGGCGCGACCCTTATTGGCGTATGCCTACTGAAGCTGAGAAAGCAAAAGCATCTTATGATGCCGCATACGCAGCACTTAGTCCTGCGCTCAAAGCTAAAGTAGAAAGCGGTCAACTTAGACTTGACATCATTGAGTCCAATGTAGGCGGAAGCCATAATTCTGAAATGGCACCCTCTGGCATTCGCGGTTTTACTGCGCCTGCGGGTGGAGATATGTTGAATGTGTACGACATCAATGGTAATTTAACTAAACAAGTTAATGCTCACGGTGATGATGGCGGTTTCTTTGATCGAGTGTTTAGCGGCGTTGGAGATTTCTTTGCTGACCCAGCAAAGGCAACCACTCAGTTTTTTAAAAATCCAGGAGTAACAGAGGCCACCTTGGCGGCTGCTGCTTTATACGGAATGCCTGCGCTTCAAGAGCTTGCTGCCGGAACTGGGGCGGCGGCTGGTACTGCAGCTTCTGTTGCACCAGAAGTTCTTGCTGCAGATTTAGCGGCGTATCCAACAGCTGGAATTGTTGGCGATGTTTCTGCTGCGGCTTCAGGCATCCCATCTTTACCCGCGAATGATGTATATGTTCCACCTGAAGCAGTAAGCACGCCTCCTAACTTACCCGCGAATGATGTATATGTTCCACCTGAAGCAGTAAGCACGCCTCCTAACTTACCCGCGAATGATGTATATGTTCCACCTGAAGCAGTAAGCACGCCCCCTAACTTACCCGCGAATGATGTATATGTTCCACCTGAAGCAGTAAGCACGCCTCCAGGAATACCTGCATATGATGTATATGTTCCACCTGAAGCAGTAAGTGGGCCAAGCTTAACTGCTTCGGCAATAGTAAAAAGCTTAATTGCTGGTAAAAACGCAATAGACAGCGCAAAGTCATTGTTTGGCACATCGCCACAAGGCTTAACGCAGCAAGGGCTTAACATGCTAAACCCTTCAGGTGGCGGTAGTGTGTCTTCACAAAACTTGCAAAGCACCGGTCTTACAAGCACTGCGCCTTCAGGCAATGAAGGCATTTTAAAGCAGCTTGTGCAAATGTATCCGCAAATGGCTAACGTATCGCCACAAACTATGGCGGCAATTTCGCCGCATATGCAGCAGATTGAGCAAACACCAATGCCTGAAGAGCAGCCTCGCTACTTTGCTGAAGGCGGGCTTTCAAGCCACAAACCTGAATTTATTACAGGCGCAACTGGGCACTACGTTAAAGGTCGTGGCGATGGGCAGTCTGATGACATTCCTGCAATGCTTGCAGATGGCGAGTATGTGTTTGATGCAGACACTGTTGCAGCACTTGGTAATGGCTCTTCTGATGCAGGTGCAAAACGTTTGGATGAAATGCGAGAAGCTATTCGTAAGCATAAACGCTCTGCGCCTATACATAAAATTCCACCAAAGGCCAAATCGCCTTTAGAATACATTAAAGGATAGATCATGACCGATATTACGCAAGGCACGCCGTTGCCAGATATTCACTCCACAACGACGCAGACAACAACTGCGCCGGATTGGTTTTCAACTTACATGCAGGATATTGCAAAGAATGGCGCAGCTGCTGCAACAAATGCAACGTTTGCGCCTGCAACTGCTAATCAAACAGCTGCATGGAAAGCTGCAGGCGCCAATGTAGGCAACTATCAGACCAACTTAGATGCGTCAAAAAATCTTGTAACACAAGGCGCACTGTCTGCTGTAGACCCTAATAATGCTAATGGCGTGCAATCATTTATGTCTCCTTATATAAATGACGTAGTAGACAACATTGGCGCGCAAGGTCAAAACAACATTGCACGTGGATTGGCGCCGCAAGTCACTTCAGGTATTGTAGGCTCAGGCATGTTTGGCTCTAAACAAGGCGCAAATGCGTTGGCGTCAAATATTGCAAATGCTGAAAATAACATTACTCAACAGCAAACACAAGCATTGCAAAGTGGCTATAGTCAAGCACTGGCAGCTGCGCAAAATCAGCAAGGCTTTGACTTTACAGGCGCAGGGTTAATGTCTGGCCTTGCAGGTCAAACACAAGCATTAGGGCAAGGCGATGTCAACACATTGGCAACAATGGGTGCGCAAGAGCAAACCAACAATCAAAATTCAAATCTCTTTGACTTGCAAAAGCAACAGTACGCGGCCAATCTTTTAAAGGGCTATACAGTGCCTACTGGTGTAACAAGCAACTATGTTGGCCCAGGTGGTGCAGGACAATACTCTTCATCGTCTCTAGCAACAGCAGGTGGCACCGCTGCAATTATTGCAGGGATTGCAAGCTCACCGGGTGGGCAGCAAATGATTGATTGGTTGCAAAGAAATGGGTACCTCCCATAGTTAAAGGCTGAATATGGCACTACCCGTAATCCCCACATTGCCTACTGACGCAGCAACAAATCCTGATGCTGCTGCGCAGTATACATCTGCGCTAGATAGACTGTCAAAGTCGCTAAATCAACGCAATGATACTAATTGGTTTAGCATCGCAGGCGCTTTACTAGACCCAGGCAAAACTGGCTCATTTGGTGAAGCTGCAGGCCGCGCAGCAACTGTTGTTGGTCAACAGCGACAAGCTGAGCTTGAACGACAGCCTGCGATTGTGCAAATGCAAATGCAAATCGAAGGGCAAAAGTATGAGTTGCAAAGCCGCGCTGACGCAATGAGAATGCTAGGCGAAGCAATTGGTGCACCACCTTCGCAAGTTGCGCAAGTCTTAAAGAACGGATCTGAAGGTACCGCAGCAGCTACTGCAACAGCGTCAACGCCGGGGCTGGCTGAAACGGCTAATAAGTTGCAGCAGATTGACCCCAAAGTCTATTTGAAAATCGCCGCTAAAAACCCAACAATAGGGGCCTTGGTCAAAGACTACGCAGGCATGACTGACGCGCAGATTAAAACGCAAATTGAGCAAGACAAACTTAGTGAACAGCAAAACCAAAACAAGATTGGCAATCAGATTGAAGGCGTTAAGCTACAAAACGCATATCTTGAATTGCAAATCAAAGTGCTGCAGGCTGGCAATGACCAAGAAGCTAAGCGTCGTGCAAATGCTGAGTTCATTGACAAAGTTGGCCCCACTGCTGCAAAGGCTTATGGCATTGAAATACAGCAACCCGCAGCAATGCCTTCACCACAAGCGCCTGCAATTCCAGGTGTAACAGCACCTGCTGGAGGCACTGGAGCAGCAAGGCCATTGGTTACCCCACCTACTCCGCCCGCAGGCCCTCAAGGGACACTGGTGACACCTCCGGCAGGTAGCCAACCACCACCTGCTCCTGCAATGCCGCAAGGTGGTCCTGCAATGCCGCAAGGTGGTCCTGCAATGCCGCAAGGTGGCCCTGCAATGCCGCAAGGTGGCCCTGCAATGCCTGCACCGCCTATGGGGCCTGCGGCAATGTCTCGACCTGCTGCGCTTGGTCCGGCGCCCGTTGCTACGCCTACAGGAAGTCCTGCAGCATTGATTGGCAACTTAACTGCAACCCGTGATAAGCTTTCAACATTGCTAGATGCAGCAGTCAAGTCTGGCAATCAGCAAGTACAAGCTGCTATCAGCCCGCAACTTGCTGATGTTGAGAACTTACTTCGCCAAGTTGGTGGACAAATACCGCAGCAAGCGCAGCAAGCGCCACGAGTATCTGCGTTGCAAGTGCCTATGCAGCCTGTTACGCAACCTGCAGCGTCTGTACCGCAAAATATGAGTGATGTTAGATCTGACTCACCTGCAGTGCAGCGTGCTATTGAGCAAAAGCGTGCTGAGGCGCAAATTGGCATGGAGACAAGAAACGCTGAAACGCAATTAAAGCCTTTTAATGATAAAGTTGCTGCGCTTAATCGCTTCAACCCAACTACCAATTCGCAAGCCATCAACAATATGACCACTTTGCGCCAAATTACAACTGACCCTGATGGGCAAGCTGTGTTTGGGCAATTGCAAGCACGCGATGTTGACACAGTCATTAAGCGTGCAGCAAAAGCTGCTGGGCAAATGGTTAATACTGGCGTTGGCATTGGGCACTTTGGTCATGCCAATGTTAATGTTGAAGACTTGGTGTCCAATCTAAACTTGGATGATCGGCAAAAGAAACTAGCATCTCGTGCATTGAACGCTATAGCTGAAGAAACTGTTGCCAATCTTTCATTAAATCGTGAAGCAATTGGTGGGCGTCTTAGCAACTATGAAGACAAGCAACTTAGCGCTGCAATTGCAAACATAGGCAATTTGCCTGAAGCTATGTATTATTGGGCAGGCAAACGTCTTTTGCAACATCAAAACGACAGTAAAATTGCTGGGATGTATAGCGCATGGGATGAAGCAAACCCAGGTCTTGCAGTTAAAAATCCTCGTGCGTTCTTTAAGACAGATGCATACATTAAGCAAAACAGCGACTACTTAGATGCACTAAAAGGTCTTGACCAAGTGCTCTTGAAAAAGTAAAGGGTATCTATGGCAACCACGCCTGTTAAATCTAGTGTAGACTCATTAAGTGGGTTTGACCCAAGTTTGACTGTGCCATTTGGCGCAACTGCACCAGCATCTTCACCTGCTGCAGCCACATATGAAGACTTTGCTGCTTCTAACCCTGGTGCCACTGAAGAGCAATACACTGATGCAATGCGAAGGCGTGCAGCAGCGCCTGTTGCAGCAGAAGCTGACATTGACCCCTTGGCGCCATACGTGCGACGTGGGCCAGCACCTGCAGCTCAAAAAGCTAATGAGGGACTTGGCATAAGTGAGATTGGCGCAACTCTTGGTGGCGCAGCCATTGGCTCACGTGTGCCTAACTACGTTAACCCAGATCTGACTGCTGCCAAAGTTGACTTAACTCGTAATGCAGCGTATGAGCAGTCATTGGTTAAGCCTTTGCAGGCTACACTTGATCAAGCGCACATGGCGCATCAAGCTGCACAAACTACACTTTCTGACGCTGCTATGACGCGTGATGCTGCGCATGCTGCTGCGCAAGCTGTTGGGCTTAATCCTGCTGACATTCCAATTGAAGATCTTGCCGGTGATAAATGGAACAAAAAAGTAGTAGGTTCAATGGGCCCAGGCGGCGATAGCGTTACAGAAGCTGCACGTAACTACAATGTTGAAAAAGGCTTGCCTGCAGATTACAAAGCCACTCGCAGCGGATTGGCAGTGCCTCGAAGCTATGAAGAGCCTGCGCATATTGCAAATGCGCGTCAGGCAGTTGTTGACGCTGGGCTGGCTCATAAAACTGCGCAAGCAGAAGCAGCAGCAGCGCAACTTGCTTTAGAGCAGGCAAAAGCTGCAAGAAACGCGCCGTCCATAGCACGAGCAACTGCAGCAACGCAAGGGGCACAAGCAACGCTTGATGAGTTATCCAAGGCAAAAACTTTCTTGGCTAAGATTCCGGGCTTTAACACAATCATGGGCGGTTTGTCAGCAGGTGAGCTAGTGCATGCCTACAATGAGTTTCAGGCAGGCAATACTCTTGAAGGTGTAATGGCGGGTCTTAGTGGCGCAGGCGGCTTGGTTGGGCTAATACCACATCCGGCAGCTAAGGCCGCAGGCGCTATTATGTCTTTGCCGCCTCTTGCGTACCAAGGCTACCAAGCTTACAAAGAGCATAAGACAAAGAACCCCGACCTAGGCAATTTTGCACCCGGCCGCGGTGACTATTAAAGCTCTTTGCCTTTAGTGTAAAACCACATACGCACTGAGCTCATTCCACCATCAATCAATACATGGTTAGGAAATGCTTGGTACTTGTGGTACAGTGGATGGTTGATGAAGTTTTTCATCAGCAGGTACGCAGCAGCATCCGGTGGTGACATACCCATGGCACGGTCAGTGTCAATGCACTTAACGTCAAAGTCATCCGCAAACTCTCGTTGCATTGCATGGGCTTGGTCATTTAGCAAGCCAATGATGACTACACGCTTTTTCTTAATGCCTGTTGCAGCATACTCACCACAGTGTTTGCGCACCCCAAAGTCATGCTCAAGCTCTTTAACTGCTATTGCAATTTCTTGCTTTAGTGCACCGGCAATTTTCTTTGCTATGGCCTGAACGAGGTCATCAAGAGTGGGGTCCCAGGATGTACTGGTGGGCACTGGCGCCACTTCATTAGCAACTGTGGGTGGTTCTATTGCTTTTTGCTTTGGCACATCCAGCGCTATGCGAACCTTCAATTCTTTGATGAGCTCATATGCAGCTGGATATGCATTGAACGGGCGCTGCCGCGACTCAGGCAGCTTTTTTTGCGCTGCTTTGATTGCGTCAAAATACCCGTAACTGTGGTCTGTAACGTAGCGATGCGCAACAGTAAGCACCGTGTCAATTTCAGCTTTTGTCCAGAAAATTTTAGCCATGATGTATCCTTTTCAATAGTCAAAGTACCGTAGACAACGTTGCCTACGGTACTGATTATACAGCAATCAGGGTGCAAAGTCTGCTTCAGCTGCAACTTTTTGCCAATTTTCCACATTTACCAACTCAATCTTCAATGCCATCAAGGCTTCAATGATCTCTGGCAATGTGTAATGCTGCCGCAGCATGGCCTCAATGTACTTGCGTAGCACACGTTCTGCGGGATGCCGTAAGGCTAAATGTTGAGTAGCCATTTTGAGAACTCGTACTTGGGGTTGATGACAGAGTTGCTAAGCTCCAAAGCTTCGTCTTTTGTGATGCGAGGTGGAGGGTCTGAGATGGATAGATATGTGGAGCTACCCACAATTTCTTTGAACATTTCCATACGACGCACATAAACGTGGAAAGAACCTACGGTAACCGTAAGATTGCCCATGTTTACGCCAAGAATG